ATGACTGCCGAAACAAACAAGCCGGAATTGCGCAGGGGGGATATGCCCTCGACCTCGACCAAGCGCGGGCTGATATCGGGTGCAAGCTTGATCGGCTCCGCTGTGCCATCGGTTCAGGAGAGTTTCCTGAATGAACTGGGTGAGGGGGAGCTTCGTGCTCTCCCTTACTTGTTTGAATTCTGGGCGATGCCGCACCAGTTGCCGCCCGAGGGCGCGTGGCGCAGTTGGGTGATTATGGGCGGGCGTGGTGCGGGCAAGACGCGGGCGGGGGCGGAATGGGTCCGGTCTGTGGTGGAAGGATCTACGCCTTTGGACAAGGGGCGGTGCCGGCGTGTGGCGCTGGTGGGCGAGACGATTGCGCAGGTGATTGAAGTGATGATTTTTGGCGATAGCGGGATACTGGCCTGCTCGCCCGAGGACAGGCGGCCCGATTGGGAGGCGACGCGTAAACGTCTGGTCTGGCCCAATGGCGCGGTGGCGACGGTCCACTCTGCGCATGACCCCGAGGGGTTGCGCGGGCCGCAGTTTGACGCGGCTTGGGTGGACGAGATTGCGAAATGGAAGAAGTCGCAGGAGACGTGGGATATGTTGCAGTTTGCGCTGCGGCTGGGGGAGCGTCCGCAAGTTTGTGTGACGACTACGCCGCGCAATGTGGGGGTGTTGAAGGCGCTGTTGGCTTCGCCCTCAACCGTGGTGACCCATGCACCGACCGAGGCGAACCGTGCCAATCTGGCGGCATCGTTTCTGGAGGAAGTGCGGGCGCGGTATCGCGGCACGCGGCTGGGGCGGCAGGAGCTGGACGGGGTGTTACTGGCGGATGCCGAGGGGGCGCTTTGGACTTCTGAAATGTTGGAGAATGCGCGTGTGAAGGGTGTGCCGAAGCTGGACCGGATTGTGGTGGCGGTGGATCCGGCGACGACGAGCGGTGCCTCATCGGATGAATGCGGAATTGTGGTGGCGGGGGTGCAGTGCAGTGGGCCGCCGCAGGACTGGCGGGCCTATGTGCTGGCGGATTGTACGGTGGCGGGGATGGGGCCGAGCGGTTGGGCGCGCGCCGCGATTGACGCGATGCAGCAGTTCGGCGCGGACCGGCTGGTGGCCGAAGTTAATCAGGGCGGGCAGATGGTGCAGGAGGTGATCCGGCAGGTGGACCCGCTGGTGCCGTACAAAGGAGTGCATGCAAGCCGCGGGAAGGTGGCGCGGGCGGAGCCTGTGGCAGCACTCTATGAGCAGGGGCGGGTGTTTCATCTGAGCGATATGCACGGTCTTGAGGACCAGATGTGCCGGATGACGCGGCGCGGCTATGAGGGCGGTGGATCACCCGACCGTGTGGATGCGCTGGTCTGGGCGCTGCACGAGTTGATGATCGAGCCTGCGGCGAAGTGGCGACAACCGGGGGTGCGTAGTTTGTGAACTTGTAAAGGGGGGCTTTGGCCTCCCTTTTTGCGTTTTGGGGGTGTTGCGCGGGCACCGTGCGCAGTGGTCCGGCGACGTTAATTCTTTGGTGAGAGATTGTGTTTCAGAGGCGCCCAAGCAGCGGGACGGCCGAGGGACTTGGGGAAGAGGAGAAGCAGTAGTGTTTGATTTTCTGAAGCGTGGAGCGGTGGAGGTGGTGGAGGCCAAGGCGTCTGCGACGGGGCGTGTGGTGGGGGTGCAAACCTCTGGCCGCGTGGCGTGGAGCCCGCGTGATACGGTATCGCTGACGCGTACGGGGTTTGCGGGAAATCCTGTGGGGTTTCGCTCGGTCAAGTTGATTGCGGAGGCCGCGGCGGCGCTGCCGCTGGTCTGTCAGGATATGTGCCAGCGGTTTGACACGCATCCAGTGCTGGCGCTGATTGCGCGGCCGAATGCGGCGCAGGGGCGGGCGGAGTTGCTTGAGGCACTTTATGCGCAGTTGCTGCTGTCAGGGAACGGCTATGTCGAGGCTGTGGGCGGTGAGGCGGGATTGCCGCAAGAGCTGCATGTGTTGCGGTCTGACCGGATGTCAGTGGTGCCTGGGGCGGATGGTTGGCCGGTGGGGTATGAATATGCCGTGAGCGGGCGCAAGCACCGGTTTGATGCCACGCAAGGCGCGCCTATTTGCCATGTGCGGAATTTCCATCCGCAGGATGATCACTACGGCTTTAGTCCGATGCAGGCGGCCGCAACGGCGGTGGATGTGCATAACTCTGCTTCGCGCTGGTCAAAGGCGCTGCTGGACAATGCAGCAAGGCCTTCGGGGGCGATTATTTACAAAGGTGCGGATGGTCAGGGGGCGATGACAAACGACCAGTACGAGCGGCTGGTGAGCGAGATGGAGAGCCATCATCAGGGGGCGCGCAATGCGGGGCGGCCGATGCTTTTGGAAGGCGGGCTGGATTGGAAGCCGATGGGGTTTTCGCCCAGCGATATGGAGTTCCAGAAGACCAAGGAGGCGGCGGCGCGCGAGATTGCCTTGGCCTTTGGGGTGCCGCCGATGCTGATCGGGATTTCGGGCGATGCGACCTATGCAAATTATCAGGAGGCGCACCGGGCGTTCTACCGTTTGACGGTATTGCCGCTGGCGACGCGGGTCACGGCCACGCTGGCGCATTGGTTGTCGGGGTTTAGCGGTGAGTTGGTGGAGTTGAAGCCGGATCTGGATCAGGTGCCTGCGCTGTCGGGGGAGCGGGATGCGCAATGGGCCCGGGTAGCGGGCGCGGATTTTCTGACGGAAGCCGAGAAGCGCGCGCTGTTGGGCTTGCCTGCGGTGGCAGCCGATGAGTGAGCATCCTGTCGAGCGTTTTCAATGTGCGCCTGGCATGCGGTTGCAGGCGCATGAGCGAGTGAGTGCCATCCATTTCGATAATCTGGTCAAGCGGCTGGACCGGATCGAGCTGATGATGGAGCGGCTGGAGCGGCGGCTGTGGCTGGCGGTCTACGGGGTTGCTGCGGTGATTTTGGCGAAAATGGTGCAGACGTTTCTGGATGTGGCACCCCTGGGTTAAGCTGGAAATAACAGGAGAATTCAATGGGTTTGAGAGATTATGACTTCGCGCAAGGCGCGGAGAACGGGGGAGGTTTGCCCGCGTTGGAGCGCAAGTTCATGCAGTTTGACGAGGTGGCGAAGGTCGAGGGCGGTGTCGAGATAAAGGGTTATGCCAGTTTTTTCGATGTGGTGGATCAGGGCAACGATGTGGTCCAGCGCGGCGCCTATGGCGCAAGCCTCATGGCGCTGAAGGCGGCGGGGCGCGGGGTCAAGATGCTGTGGCAGCATGATCCTGCGCAGCCGATCGGCGTGTGGGACGAGGTGCGGGAGGATACGCGCGGTCTGTTCGTCAAAGGGCGCATTTTGCAATCAGTCGAAAAGGGGCGCGAGGCGATTGCGCTGATCGAGGCGGGCGCGATTGACGGGCTGTCGATTGGCTACCGCACTGTGAAAGCCGGGAAGAACACCAAGGGCCAGCGGCTCTTGCAGGAACTGGAACTTTGGGAGGTGTCGCTGGTGACCTTCCCGATGCTTCCCAGTGCGCGGGTCGGGGCGAAGGCGGACGGGTTTGTCCATATCGCTGACGTCCTGCGCGACATGGCGGGGGTATTTGATGCGGCGTCTGCCGACATTGCCTCCCGCTCGGGCAATCAAAAGGGGATGCCACGATGAGCGACACCACGGGACACGACGGGGGGCTTTCCCCGGCGGAGGATGTGCGGCGGGCCGTGACCGGCTTTGTCACACAGATGAAGGGCTTTCAGGCCGAAATTGAGACGAAATTTCAACAAACAGAAGAGCGAGTGAACATGCTGGACCGTAAAACAATGACTGCTGGCCGTACCCCTTTGGCGGGTGCCACCGAGGGCGTTGCGCCACACAAGAAAGCGTTTAACGCCTATGTGCGTTCGGGTGATGATGACGGCCTGCGCGGTCTGCATCTGGAGGGCAAGGCGCTTTCCACGGCTGTGAACTCTGATGGGGGTTATCTGGTCGATCCGCAGACCTCTGACATTGTGAAATCCGTGCTGAACACCACAGCGTCGATCCGTGCGATTGCCACTGTCGTGAATGTCGAGGCGACGTCGTACGATGTGCTGGTGGATCATACGGATGTCGGTGCGGGTTGGGCGACTGAAGCCACGATTGTGGGCGAGAGCGACACGCCCCAGATTGACCGCATCACGGTGCAGTTGCACGAGTTGAGCGCGCTGCCCAAAGCGTCCCAGCGTCTGCTGGATGACAGTGCATTCGACATCGAGGGCTGGCTGGCCGGGCGCATTGCCGACAAGTTTGCGCGTGCCGAGGCGGGAGCGTTTATCAACGGGGACGGCATCGACAAGCCGAAGGGTTTTCTGGCGCATACATCGGTAGACAATGACGTCTGGGTCTGGGGCAATCTGGGTTATGTGCCGACAGGTGTTGCAGGTGATATCACGGCGGATTCCATCGTGGATGTGGTCTATGCGCTGGGTGCGCAGTACCGCGCCAATGCAAGCTTTGTGATGAACTCCAAGACTGCCGGTCTGGTGCGTAAGCTCAAGGATATGGATGGCCGTTTCTTGTGGTCGGATGGTCTGGCGGCGGGCGAGCCTGCGCGCCTTATGGGTTATCCCGTGCTGATTGCGGAAGACATGCCGGATGCGGCGGCGGATGCCAATGCGATGGCGTTCGGTGATTTCGCGGCGGGCTATACCATCGCCGAGCGTCCCGATCTGCGCATCCTGCGCGACCCCTTCAGCGCCAAGCCGCATGTGCTGTTCTATGCGACCAAGCGTGTGGGTGGTGATGTGAGCGATTTCGCGGCCATCAAGCTGCTGAAATTCGGCACTTCGTAAAACGAGTGCCGAATGCCGGAGCGGGGGGGACCTGTTCCGGCAGGGCGCACGCGCTGAATTCCCGTTTGCATTGTCTAGCTGCTCCCCTCCGACCGAGCAATGCGAGTGGCGGTGCGTGCGCCCTCAAAGGGGGGTGGCCTGCCGGGCCAGAAAAATGACGTAAGTTCAAGAGAGGCTTTGGGATGTTGATAACAGAGACACATGTGCCGGATGCGGCATTGCCGGTGGCGGCGCTGAAGGCGCATTTGCGCATGGGCACGGGGTTTGCCGAAGACACGCTGCAAGACGCGGTGCTGGGCAGTTTTCTGCGCGCTGCCACGGCCGCGATTGAAGCGCGCACGGGCAAGGTGCTGCTGGAGCGGGAATTTACGCTGGTGGTGTCTGCGCTGCGCAATATGCAGGCCCTGTCGCTGACGGTGGCGCCTGTGACAGCGATTGCTGATGTGCAGCTGGTGACGCGCAGCGGGATCCAGCAGGCAGTAAATGCGAGTGTCTACTGGCTGGAGCGGGATGCGCAGGTGCCGCGTTTGCGTGCCACGGCGGCCTGTTTGCCTGGCCCCGAGACGGGCGGCGAGCTGCGCGTGCGGTTTCTGGCGGGCTATGGCCCCGAGTGGGAGGATGTGCCTGCCGATATGCAGCAGGCGGTGCTGATGCTGGCCGCGCATTATTACGAATACCGCCATGATACGGCGCTGGGGACGGGGTGTATGCCCTTTGGTGTGACAGCGTTGATCGAGCGGTTTCGCGTGATGCGGACGGGCCGCAGCGGGGCGCAAGTATGAGCGCGCCACGGCTGAACCGGCAGCTGGTGCTGGAAGCGCCCGATATGCTGGGCGATGGCGCGGGCGGTTTTGTGCAGGGCTGGGTGCCGGTGGGCATGGTCTGGGCGGAAGTCACCGCGCGCAATGGTCGCGAGACGGCGCAGAGCGGCGCGCCGGTCAGCCGGATGGCCTACCGCATCATCGTGCGCGGCGCGCCCATCGGGAATGATGCGCGGCCTGCGGCACAGCAGCGGTTTCGTGAGGGGAGCCGGATTTTCAGCATCGATGCAGTGGCCGAGCATGACCCCGAGGGGCGCTATCTGGCCTGCCTCGCGCAAGAGGAGCAGGTGGTATGAGCTATGCAGTTTCAGGCGCGCTTCAGACGGCGGTTTTTGCCGCGCTGAGCGGGGATGCCGGATTGGCGGTTTTGGTGGGGACGGCGATTTATGATGCGGTGCCGGCTGGTGTTATGCCGGATATTTATGTGCGCCTTGGCAGTGAGACAGTGCGCGAGGCGGGGGACGGCAGTGGCGCGGGGGCGATGCATACGCTGACTGTATCGGTGATTACGACAAACCCCGGATTCGCCACGGCCAAAGCGGCGGCGACAGCGGTCAGCGATGCGTTGCATGATGCTGGGTTGACCTTGACGCGCGGCACGTTGGTGTCGCTGCGGTTCGAGCGGGCAACGGCGCAGCGCATTGATGCAGGCAGTGCGCGCCAGATTGATCTGCGCTTTCGGGCGCGGGTGTCAGACGATTAACCAAACGCCCAAGGGCATATTTCAGGAGTAGACAAAATGGCTGTTCAAGCAGGCAAGGACCTTTTGGTCAAAGTGGACATGACGACAGACGGCAATTTTGAGACGCTGGCGGGTTTGCGTGCCACGCGGATCAGTTTCAACGCGGAGGCGGTGGATGTGACGGCGTTGGACAGTGCGGGCGGCTGGCGCGAGCTGTTGGCGGGGGCGGGGGTCCGCTCGGCCGCGATTTCGGGATCGGGGGTGTTCCGCGATGCGGCCACGGACGAGCGTGCCCGCCAGCTGTTGTTTGACGGTTTGACGCCGAATTTTCAGGTGGTGATCCCCGAGTTTGGCATTGTTCAAGGGCCGTTTCAGGTGACCTCGCTGGAGTATGCAGGGCAATTGAACGGGGAGGCGACATACGAGCTGTCGCTGGCATCGGCGGGGCAGTTGCAGTTTGTGCCCTACGTTGATCCGGTCACGCCATAATGGAAAACCGCTGGAGGGGAGAGGTGGGACTGGTCGTGGATGGCCAGACCCACCGGATGCGGCTGACGTTGGGCGCGCTGGCGGAGCTGGAGGAGGATCTGGCCGAGCCCTCGCTGATGGCGCTGGTGCAGCGGTTCGAGGGCGGCGGTTTCAGCACGCGCGATGTGTTGGCGCTGCTGTGCGCGGGTTTGCGCGGCGGGGGTGTGGATATGGACCCTGACGTTTTGGCGCAAGCCGAGATTGGCGGTGGGCCGATGCGGGCAGCACAAGCGGCGGCGGAATTACTGGCGCGGGCGTTTGTGGTGGCGCCTTGAGCGCGGGTTTTGACTGGCCTGCATTGATGCGTGCGGGGCTGCACGGCTTGCGCCTGAAGCCGGATGAATTCTGGGCGCTGACCCCTGCGGAATTGCAACTGATGCTGGGCAGTAATCCGGCCAATGCACCGATGCTGAGTGACGGGCTGGCCGCCCTGATGGCGGCTTATCCCGACAAGATAAAGGATCATGAGAATGAGCAGTGATGACGGTTTTGACGATCTGGCGACTGACGCACAAACGCTGAACCAGACCTTGGGGCAGACAAGTATTCTGGTGTCGGGTTTTGACAGTGAATTGCGGCGGATGAGCACCTCACTGTCGGCGACGGGCAAGGATGTGGCGACGCTTGAAAAGGGCCTCAGCCGCGGGTTGCGCAAGGCGTTCGACGGGGTGGTGTTTGACGGCATGAAGCTGTCGGATGCGCTGAGCACCGTGGCGCAATCGCTGTCCAACAGTGCCTATAATGCGGCGATCAAGCCGGTGACGAATCATTTTGGCGGGATGCTGACCCAAGGGATTGGCAGTCTGGTGCAGGGGATCTTGCCCTTTGCCAATGGCGCGCCCTTCAGCTCTGGCCGCGTGATGCCCTTTGCCAATGGCGGTGTGGTGTCACAGGCCACGCATTTCGGGATGCGCGGTGGCATGGGC